AAGAAAATTTTTATTTAAAAGAGAATATTATATCTTGTATGTGTTGGTATGAACTCAAAGAAGAAGAAAAAAGGATAGAAATGACAGTAATTGTTGTAAACGGCATTGAATATATAAAAAAAAGCGAATGTGAAAATATGTGCGATGACTATTATATTGTACGTACAAACAGCGCGGGCGTTTTTGCCGGATATATTGAGTCCAGAAAAGATAAAGAAGTTGTGATGAAAAAAGCACGACGAATTTGGTATTGGGACGGTGCAGCGTCATTAAGCGAACTTGCAATGAGCGGCACTTGTAAGCCAGAAAACTGCAAATTTCCGTGCGAAGTTGAAGAGGTTATTTTAACTGAAGTAATCGAAATCATTAAATGCACAAAAAAAGCAAAAGATTCGATTAAGAACGTAAAAATTTGGTCTGCTTCTAATGGTTGATTTAAACGGCAGCGGTTACGGTTACGGCAGCGGTAGCGGCAGCGGTTACGGTTACGGTTACGGTTATGGTTATGGTTTCGGTTGCTATGAAGGTTTCGGCAGCGGTTTCGGCAGCGGCAGCGGCAGCGGTTACGGTTACGGTTACGGTAGCGGTGACGGTAGCGGTAAAGGTAGAGGTAGCGGTAGCGGTAGCGGTAGCGGTAGCAGTGATGATTAATATAAAATGTGACGGCTACGGTTATGATGATTGTAGCGATATCGGGAACGGCTGGAGTTACTGTAGCGCTAGAGGCAGCGAGTACTGTTATGGTTACGGTAGCGGTTTCGGCAGCGGGTATGGTTACTGTCAAAGTGACGATTACGGTGACGGTGAAAGTGAAGGTGATGGTTATTGTGATAGCAGCGGTTACGGTGACGGTGATGGTTGAGATAAAAAATATGAATTTAGTTACATGTATACAATGTAAAAAAGAAATAAATCTTAGAACAGATGCTCAAACATCTTGCTCAGGATGTGATGAAAATTTTTGTTGTGCATTAACACACACTTGCTTTAGTGATTATCATAAAAAAAATAATATTACATCAGGTCATAGCTCATTAACAATTTTAGACCCAAGCTGGAAAGTTAATTTAAGAACATAAAAAAAATTGTTTATAAGTCCGATAATGAATCTTATGGTGAAATGGACAGGTTTTTATATTATTGATGGTTTATAGTACATCAAATTATTCCTGGAAGAAGTTGAATTAATCATACCATTTTAACATTAATTTTTCAAATATACAAAGTTTTTTTGTAAACTATGTATCTAATACTAATTGGCAAGGCTTCTCAGTGTCAACATCGATAGGTATATTAAATTGTTTACATGCACTATGATAAAGTTGTCCTGTCATAAACATATTTACAAGTTCTTTTAACCATTTTTCCTCTTTAGGAACTAGTAACGGATTATGATAGATCTCTTGACATGTATTATGATCGGGAACTACCCATATAAACTCAAGATCTCCTGTTTTATTATATCTCCAGACTGTTTGATCATATGCAGGAGTTGGAAGTGATAACCTTGGAACAAAATATCGTCTAATGACATTTTCCATTAGTCTTTCTTTTTTAGTGATTACAACAATAAAAAATGACTGATTTTTAAAGTTTTCAGAATTTTTAACTCGTTTGATACACTCTTCAATTTCTTTAAAATAATTTTTATCTATTTCTCGTTGCGTATCAATTATGCCTTGTTTAATATCTGGATTAATGAGTCGCTTATAAGCCTCATTTCCCACTGTTGTTTTCATATGACACTCCATCGGGGGGCTTATGCCCCCTTTTTAATTAACTTCTATCTGCCCAGTTGAGCTTACGATCTTGTCCGTAAGCATTACAAGAATACTCTTGTTTACCTACAGGATCATTTTTAGCAGGTTTACCATGTTGAAAATCAGGTAAATTACCAAACGGCATGTCTCTCTCTTTTGGAGAGTTAGCAGCTTTTCTATGAGATTTTTCTTTTTTATACATAGTTACCCACGGTCGCTAGCAGATCTTTTTTGTTTCATTATCACATTATGATTCTCTTTAGCGTATGCATCAAGACCCTCTAGATTATCTCTATAATCACAATCAATACCATAGTTTGCTTTAGGATAAGCTTTATGTTTGACTTCCTGAGGCATGTTAGCAAAATCATTGTGAACTTCACTAATCATTCCGCCTTTTCTTTCCATTTTGTCATAATATTTTTTTACCATTTTTTCCTCCTTGTGTGAAAACTGCGATGGCTCGCATCGTTAAACGTCTAATCACTCATCAATAAACCATTTGGCCTTCTGGAGTAATAGAGAAATCTTCTTCTACCTGTCTTTCTTTTTCATTGACTGTTTCTGATTGTGAATCTGAAGCTAGTTGTTTAAGATGGTTCACTAACGCAAAGAGGCGTTCTACTTGTGAAATATCTAAATCTTCTATCTCTTTCATCGTTTTAGCCATATTAAGATTTGCTGTTTCACGATCTTTTTTCGCTTCTGCTATTCTTTCCACTGCTAAAGCTCTATTCTCTTGTACTCTAGAGACTCTTTCTATTCCTAGCCCCTTATCAGCAAGAGATCTGCTTGACATCGCCTCGATTTGAGCCTTGAGCAATTCAATTTGCACTTGTGCTTGTTCAGCTTGTTGTTTTTGTGCCCCTTCTTCTTCTTGCTGAATTGCTTCAATAAGCATGTTTTTATTTTGAAGAGTTGAGGATTCAAGAAGAACTTTAGCAGGTACAGGAACACCCATATCTCTAAGCTGTAAAAGTTGTGCAAACTGTAGTTGTCGTTGTGTTGTTGTATTCAGTCCTTCTTCGATCTCTACATCAAACTGAGAGAAAGAACGATTAAAGAACTGAGGAGTTGGTTTTTCACCGATAATTCGCTGTACTTTACCTTCGCTAAAGTTCTCTACTGCTAAATCCATATAAATACGACCAAGCATTTTAACGCTTGTATCAAGCTGATCGAAAAGAATTTGAAGAGTTGTTAATCCAGCGCCTTGTCTAAGCATTGCAAGAGTTGCTGCTTTATCATCATCAGCCATACCTAGCAGTTCTTCATTGACACCGCTAATTTCTTGTAGTTCTCTGCCTAAAATTTCTGATAATTGAATAACTGTAGGCGGAATCTGAGCAGGCATTATCTTTTCTACATCTGTCATATCAGCATGCTTTTTAAGAGCGATACCTTTTCCTTGTCCCGATAAATAAATGTCTTTTGGATTAACTAACGAATCGACTTTATATTTAAAACCGCTATTAACTTGCGATTCTAACATATCTAATTCAATTACTTTGCGACGATTATATAAAAATTGAGCGTCTCTCATTCCACGAACAATCCCTTGAACTCTCCATGGGAAGTAGGGCATTTCAGGCTCGTAATATCCTAGGAAAGGAACAAACGGAAAAGCATCAATTTTAAGGGGATTTTCTCCGTGATACATAAGACGACCCTCTACTACGATAGCTAGTTTTGTCGTCGGAACGGTTGTTTTAGCTTTGATAATTTGAGGGTATATCATTAAGAATTGTTCAAGCTCTTCATCTTTACCTCGCCATTCAATAACTTCGCCTGTGTTTGTGTCTTGTAAAACAATTTGTTCTCTTAAATCTCTATACCAATACTCGTCATAATTATAGAGTTCATACATTCCGTAATTGTAAGCTTCTGCTTGAAATTGAAATTTACCGTCTCGATTACCTCTTGGTGACATTTGATTAATTTCTTTTTCCCGTCCTGGAAGTAAAGCCATCAGCTGTTTTTTGCTCATCCATTGTCTACGCCAAATAAAGTTACAATCGCTTAAATTTTGTTTTTTAAAATAAGGATCAATTAGAAATCCGTTATAGGGAACATGATCACATAATATGTCTCCAGAGACAATATCTCTTGAGTAGTCCATCCATATGTTTATTAGACTCATTCCGGTAGTGACTGAACCTGCGTCAAAAGCTCTGCTAATATGCTCTTGTGCATCTGATTTATTCATTGTCCACATGAGTACTTTTGAACGCTGATCAGCTGTTTGCTGATCGTTATTTTCAACGGGAATAGCAACGACACTTTTTCTATGTTTGCGTTGATATCCAGTTATCATATTCGTGTTTCTACGAATGCGATTAAAAGAGAATTGCTTTCTACGAAAGGCAGGAAGATTGCCATAGATATCATTCCAAAGTGTTTGATCGCCCGCTTTAAAACGAGTATCTATATCAGCCTCAGACCAGAACGATTGATTTAAAGTAATAGCTTCAGAATATCTATCATCCATAATCTTTAGAATATGTCGCTCATCATCTCCATGACCGTCACAATAGTAAGATTCATCAACGTTTTGTCTAACAA